TTGGAGTTACGACATCTTCGTGGACATCAGATCCATTTAAATTATATACCAAATGGTATTAACTAGAAGGGGGAGCTTAGACTCCCCTTTTTTTATTCCTGAGCTATATAGTCAAGAGCAGCTTCAAACTGTGCTACTTCATGTTCAGTCATGTCAATAATGCTAGAGTCTATTTCCGTTATTTCTCTAGCTCTTTTTAAATCAGCCTTTGGTTTAGTATCAAGCTTCTTTTTTCTGTAAAGAAGTCCTCCCTCCGTTTCAGGAACAACTGTTAGGTACTTAGTCATTGTACCCTTTACATCCTGCATCATCTTGTTAACTCTTTTTCTTTTATAGTCAGAGTTACCTTTAACAAATCTTTCATCTTTTAGTAAAAGTTCTGCTTCACTCTCTATGATAGGGGCTAATACTTGATTGGCAAAGTTGTCAAACTCAGGTACTCCTGTATACATCCCTGTCTTCCACTCAGGCTTATCAATCATACCAAACACAATGTTGGCAAATGTGCGTGGTTGTTTTACTCTTTGTCCTGTAGCAGACCTGTAGGGGCTAGGGTCAAAGATACTTCCCTCTCTTGACGCAACTCTTTTTTCTTTACCAAGTAGTACAGCGTCTGTCTCTCCTGTCTTGACAGTGTTAACAACACTGAGTATGCCCTCTATGATGTTATCTACATACCTAGAACTATTAAGAGAAAACTTCTCAAAGCCTCCTCTTGCAAGTCTTCTATCTACTAAAGGTGTGACATCGTAAGGTGTTGTTTCTTGTATTGCGTAGCCTGTCAGGGTGTTTAACAAAGATAGTGGTCTAGTAAATCCTGCACCAACATTACCCAAGGTTGACATACCTGCCTCAATGGCAGTGGGTAGTCTTCCTGTAAAATTAGGATCGCCATTAAAAAACAGTGTCAACATTCTTGTTATATCATTTCCAAACTGCACATCTGTCGCTGCCTGTCCTATGGCTATTTGTTGATTAAAAGCCAATACTAAGTCTTTATCAACAGTTTCACCGTTGCTCATTCTAGCACCTATTCGACCTGCTATCATTAATAACGATAGTGGAAATGTATTAGTTATGTCTAGGACTTCTCCTGTGCCTGTCTCTAACTCGTTCCAATTATAGCCTTTCTTCTGTTGCTCTTGTTGAAAGAACACGGAACTGAATATTGCAGCTCCACCGACTGTAGCTTTTGAAAACGCTTCCATTGCGTCCATCTTCCGTCCTTTCATCAGCGCAACGGCAGACTCCATACCACCTGTGACCGGATTCCACTGATAAGCAGTAGCCATAACATTATTCATAAATCTACCAAAGGGTAGAATAAAGCCTATGCCAGGTGTGTTAGATGCTTCCTCTACAAATCCTGCAAGTTTACCTGCTAAACCACCAAAGCTTTTACTCTTAGTATAATCTTCAGCAAACACGGATCTTAGTGTGTCACTTAACGCTCTGTTCATAACGTCTTCGTCTACATCTAAGAGGTTGCCTGACTCTAGTGTTTCTTGAAAAGTTTTGCCTTTATTAAGCCTAAGATATTTGTCGATACTTGTCATAAACATCTGACTTTTTGTTAAGCTATCTTGCAAATTAACGAGAGATATTGTTTGTGCAAGATTAACGGTTGTCTCTGTGCCTTTGAAAATTTTTCCCTCAGGATCAAAGTCAAAACGCTTGGCTGTCTTTTCAATACCACCTGCTAATGTTTCTTTTAACAGTCTACCTAATCTATCATCTGTCTTTAATAACTCCTGATAATTGTCAAGATTGCTATAGGGATCTAACAGGTTCAGAAACTTTCTACCTTGTATCCTAAACAAGGCACTAGCTTTTTGTGTGTCTCCTCCTAACATATACATACCTCCCTGCAGAACCTCTGCTACAGAGTTGGCTAAATAGTATTGCCCAAAGCCAAACACGTTAGCTGCTGTTGTGGCAGGAGCAGAAACAAGCATACGCTTCCACACGTTTTGTATATAGTCTGGCACTCCACCCTTACCAAGCTTTGTGTCAGCAGGTTTTATTCTTTCATCTAACGAACTTAGAGTGCCATCTACTAAAGCGTTGTTTAAATCATTCTCAGTTCTTTGAACAGAGCGTAGTAAATTAGACCCTTCGTTTATGGATCTTGCTATTCTGTTACTAAGATTTGTTCTAAAATATTCGTCAGCCACTCTACCTAAGCTAACACCAAACTTTTCTTGCACAATATCTGTCACTTGTTCTAGCGTCTCATCGTCTAAGAATCCTATGGCTTTTGCAAACTTCTGAGCATTGTTCATATTAGGACGAAACTTTGCTCCTGCTTTCTCTGCCATAGTAATTATGTCCTCTGACAGCCCTATCTTAGCCCCATCATCAGGCTTTATATGTGGATATTTAGCAGGTAAGTTACTACCTAGTAGTTTATTGTTTACAGGAACTTTGTCTAGCTCAACAGGCTTTTTACCAAAAACAAAACTTAAAACATCTGAAAAGAGTATGTCGTCACCTTGCTTCTTACCTGCCTTAACCATTTCCTCAAAACCTTTATAATCAACCTTTTTAAGTTCTTTTATTCTGTTAAGGTATTCCTCATTGTATTTCTTCTTATTCTCGCCTGATACTTCTTTTGCTTTGAGCCTGTTTGCTTCAGCAATTTTGTTTGCAACACTGCCTGACAAACCTCTTTGATTTGCCGCAGGTATTTTAGTAGCACCGTATATAGATAGACCTGTGCCTAGTCCTGAGCCAAGAACAGAAAAGCCTGTCTGCAGGTAGTTAAAGTCTTCTTTAACTCCTGCTTCCATTTCAATATCTTTTTGTAAAGTGAAGTCTTGGTATCCTGCGACACTAGCATCAGCTACACCTGTTAGTCCTATGTTAAGCTTTGTTCTCTGTCTTGTAGCCTTTTTTATAACATCATCGTAGGCTTTTCTAGCTAATACTTTTTTCTGTGCTTTTGTGATGCCCTCTTTTTTGAGAACATCTCTTACAGCACCCATAGCGGCAGTCTTCACAGCTTTAGCACCTATCTTACCACCTGCCAATGCTAAACCTTTACCAATACCAAAGCCAAAATAGGTTGAGGGAGAGCTTGCAATAGCACCAAGATAGTCTCCGACACCACTTACAGCCCCATACAGACCATCATTAACAAACACGTTACCTAGTTTGTCGTATACTTGGTAGGCTTTACCTGCTCTTGCTTTTGTATCATCGTCTGCCATAGATACATAACGAGCTTCGTCTATAGTAAACGCCTCGTTAGTATTGAAATATCGCATGTGAGCAATGAAGTCATCGACAACATCCTCTTTATCTTTAGATATGTACTGCTTACCTTTTCTATCAATCATGTAGTCTCGTATTGAGTCCACGTAAGAAGTCGTGTTAACGATGTCGTCAACTTTTAAGTTTTTGTCAAGAACAGGTATAGTCTTTTCTTCTTTGTCCTCTTCTACTGTGTCAAAACGATCAAATATATTACCTTTAGAAACAGCATCTGTCTCGTCAAATTGGTCGAATATGTTAGACATTACTTTAGTGTCCCATCTGCGTTGTAGTATCTACCCCAAAGCTTGTCCCATGCGTTCATTTCAAAGTCATTTACAGCAGGTCTTTTGGGAACACCGTCTCTAGGCAAACTTTCAACTCCATACTTGCTTATGAATTGATCTAATTCACCTGATTCTATTAAGAAATCTGTTGCCGCTTGTGGAACAGTGTTAGCTGTCTTAGGTTGTTGCTGTTTTTGTGTCTTAGATGCTGTATCCGTAACGGCTTCTGTTTCTTTAGGTGAAAACTCATCGTACAAATCCACATACTCTTTTCCAAAGTACGCTATTTCACTTGGCTGTAAGTTCATGCCCTCTGACTCCCCTACGAAAGAATCATACTTTACCTTTCTCAAAAACTTATTAAAATATCTTTTTTGATTTTCATCAAGTTGATTATATGCGTCCTGAGATCCTTTCTCTATAGCAATCTTAATTACTCCAAATCCTATATCTTTTTTGCTTACGTCCTCTTGACCTGTTTCCTCTTGTAAAAACTTTGTAAGATTTGTTGTTAATCTAGTACCCTGAATATTTCTTTCATACTCAAGCTCTGCATCTGTTTTTACGTCTGCCACTTCTTTACTATCAAGTATTCTAGGTCCTATAGTTGGGTCTAAAGCTGCTCTGCTAAACTCACCACCAAACACATCAACAAAATCTCTTTGTGCAGCTATCCTGTTTAGTTGTCCTATAGTTGTGTCACCGATATATTTCTCTGTCTCAAGCTTTCTTCTCACTCTTTCCTTAGCACCAACACCCATGATACCTAACAGAAAGTTGCCTGACAGTATTTCTTCGTTTTCAGGCTGTTCAAACTCATCGTTCTCTTTTGATAGTCGATACCCTGCGTCAAGAAACTCTGACATGTCTTTGTACTTTGATGCTGCCTCTTCAAAACCCTTAGGTATGTTCATCATCTTGCTAACAGTTTCAGGACTAAGCTTTTTACCTGTAAGAGTATAATACTTTTCAGCCTTATCAGATATTGTATCGTGTATTGATTTTAATACAGCAGGACCATCTTTTGCAAAGTACATTATATCAGCGTTTGTTGCACCTAGCTTGTTAAGTGTATTCGCATATGTCATAACAGCATCCTTCTGTGCCATCCTTTTTTGAAAGATAGTTAAGTTTCTTTCAGCCTTTGCTTTCTCTTCTTCTCTAAACTTCTTTGCTTCTGCTGTTCTCTCTTTTATGCCACCTGCAATTTCGGTAGCAAACGCTGTAGCAAATGCTTTTGCATCAAACCCCATCTTCTGTACCCCTTCTACTCATCAGTCCCATTGGCTTCTCCTCAGGAGACTCCTCTACTGTTTCCTCAGGCATACCCTCCTGTGTCATAGGAGCATCCTCTTGGACAAAGGACAGCGCTTCTTCTAGTAAGGCTTTGCCTGTGTCTTCTTGTGGAGACTTCTCAAGACTTCTTTCAATTGTAGCAGCCAATGCTCTTTTTTCTTTAGCATCAATCTGCTCATCTTTTGTCTCAGGGAACTCTTTTACTTTAATCTTCTGTATCTTAGCTGCCCCTAGTATATATTCATGGAGAACAGGAGCAACTACCATACTAACGTCTATGGTGTGCATACCTTCCATGACACCTGTTGTTAATATACTTTTTACGAGTATGTTTAGTGGAAAGCCTTCATCAAGTGCAATAAACAGATCGTCCATAACGTCTTGTGAAGACAGTTTGTCAATGTAAAAACTTACAGCATCACCAACTTTATCTAATTCAGGAGGTGTCTCCCAAGGATATAGTTTTGGTTCGCTTGTTAAAGACTGTCCGGGAATAGGTGCTTCAAATCTGGCTGTTTGTTGTATCATATTTCGTGTACCTCACGTTGAACTACTTGTATTGTGTCGCCTGAATCTAGGTCAGAAACATTTTCATTTAATGCAGAAAACTCAGCAAAAGACATTCCTGTTCTTTCAAGGACATCTGTTATGGTATCGCCAGGTCGAACAACATACTCTCTCACCCTTTCATCAGCTAAATCCTGTTCAGCCTTCTGTAATTCGTATATCTTATTAAGGGCTTTTATTTCGTCACCAAGCTCCATAGACTCTTGTATGTTTTTTGTGTCTACAACTGTGGGAGAACGTGCCATTATAGCGTCTGTTGCTTGTCGTCTTTCTCCTGTTTCAGGATTTATATTCTTACCTGACAGCGTACCTGCAACGTACCCTCCACCAAGTATAAAGTTTCTCATGTTTGTTAATGCGTTTTTATAATCTGAAGTAGCCATTATTTCATCAACCCAAATACACCGTTAATTATTGCGCCACCAAGTGTGCCTAACGCACTAGAGAAAGCAGAGTCGGATGCACCCTCTGCATCTAATTCGTTCATCAACAACTTGTTTCGCCTTTCTGCAGCACTCTCTGCTGTGGCAAAAGCATATGCCATTAAGTCTCTTTCTTTCTGCCATATTTCATCAAGACCTTTTTGTGTCAGTCCATTAGCTTGTAGTGCGTTTTGTCTGTTTGCATCGTTGAGAGTGGCATTGTTTACTGTAGCTAACTGCTGTCGCCATTGTGCGTTAGCCTGTGCTATAACAAGAGCGTTTTGGGCGTTAAACTGATCTCTTTGGTTCTTAACTTGTTGTTTAAACTGCTCTAGAGCGTTTGTCTGTCCAACATTATACTGCTCCATAGAGTTAGCTTGTGTAGCATTGAACTGACCTACCTGCGCTTTTAGACTAGCAAAGAACTGATTAGTTTGATTTTCACTCGTAGCGTTAAACTGTCTTGATGCGTTCTCTGAGGCGGCATCTGTAAATAAACCTTGAACTACAGACTGTGTTTTAAACATATCATTCTGCTGTGATATGTCAAGATTACGGAAGTCCATCTGTAAAAAGCTTTGTGCGTTCTGCACTGCAGCCTGTTGTCTGTTGCTTAGGTTAGCCATGTCAGCCTGTGCTATTGCAGAAGCCTGAGCCATCGTTACAGCTTGGCTGTTACTGAGGTTCGCTAAGTCTACTGTTTGTGCAAGCTGTGCATTTTCTAAAGCAATCTGTTGTTCAGAAGAGAAGTTGATATTTGCTATGTCGGATATTTTAGATGCGTTCTGTACTCTTGCTTGGAAGGCTTGATCAAACTCCATGCCAAGAAATGTGGCTCTCTGTTGGGCTGCAAGCATAGCACGTTGCTGTCTGTTGCTAAGATTTTGCGCTTCAAACTGTGCAACTGTCTGAGCGTCCTGTAAAGCTATTGGTAAAGCACTCTCCATTGCAGCCTGTACAATAGCTTGTCCTGCCATAGAACTTGCCGCCATGCCTCGTTGTGCCATGATAGCTGTAGCTTGTCGCATCGCACCTGAAGCCCAAGGTGGGGGAGTGCCACCCTCAAACTGTGTCATTAAGCCTGTAAGCTGTCCCTGAACAGTGGCAGCTGATGAAGGAGCGCCTGTAGCCGCCTCAATGCCTTCTAAGAATTGTGCTGACTGTTCTGCATTGGCTGCCCCTGATACAAGTTCTCCTTGCTGTAAGGCTCTCTTTGCAGGAGACACAATCTGTTGTCCTGTGCCTTGAGCTGCCTGTACGTCTCTAATGTTAAGGTCTTGTGTTGCTACTTCTTGTGCTTTTGTAATAGCGTCTTGAGTAATTTGTCCAAAGCGTTCTTGTGGCTTTACAGCTTTGATGTTGTCAGCAACTGTATCAACCGTTGTCTTAGCAGAACCTGTAGCAGTGACATCAGGAGCATCTTCAGCCACACCTGTTTTAACAGTAGGTGTTATATCGCCTGTGAGCTTACCTGTTGTAACATCAATAGTCTGTCCTGTTCCTTCAACTATCTTGTCTACAGGTTGTTTAGTAATGAGGTCAGCAGGTGTTGTTACCGTTGCGCCTACAGCCTCTGCAGCTGTTGGCACAGCGACTGTTTGAAACTGTTGTGATGCGCTTGCAAGGGCTGACTCAGCGGCTGTAATCTTTGGTTGTTGCTTATTAATCTTTTCAACAATAGCGTTTCTTGCGGCCTCGTCCTCAATAGGAGTGGAGGCAAGTTGTTGTTGCAGTCTGCTAAGTTCTTGTTGTGCTGAGGCTAGGTTAGACTGTGACGTATCTAGTTGTGTTTTTTGTTCTACCTGTGTGCCTGTTGTTGGTAGTGGATCTCTTTGAGGTTTGCTGCTAAAAAACGGTAGTGGCTTTCTTTGATTTGGATTTTGCTGATAAACTCTATAAGATCCCGTTCCGGGAATACCTGTTGAAAGAGTTCGCCCTGAAGAAGTTTGACCTAGCTGAAAATCTTTAACTCGCCCTCGATCTACACGTCCTCCTTCCTGATAACCCTGCAATGGATCAGCAGTGCCAGGAAAAACCATTGTGGGTTTGCCACGAGTGTCTATTACATTGTCTAGGTAGCGTTGTATCTCAGGAGACTTTGGGTCTGTTCCTGCTGAACGCTTAATAGCTGCATCAAATAGTTTCTTTGATCTGTCGTCAAAGCCACCAACACTAGCACCTTGATAGGCTTTCATAGGCTTGGTATTTTGTAGCATCTCTTCTGCTCTCTCAGCCATTGCGCCAAGGTATTCTGCAGCTTCTCTGCTGTTAGCCTTAAAGCCCTTACCTGCTAGTAGCTTTTCTACTTGTTGTGGTGTAAAACCTTTAAAGCGTCTTACATTTCTGTCTTGTAAATTCTCAGGTATCATTTAATATCCCTACTCAACACTCTATCTAATTTATCTTCTAGTCTGTGTAGTGCATCCATAACATGTTGCATCTCGTCTTTAACTTCGGCTCTTGATGCGTAGTCCTCTCTTGTTCTATTTAACAGGATGTCAATACGCTTTAGTTCTGCCATCATATTTCTAAATGCCCACACAGCAGGAGCTATGATAAGAGTTAGCACTACGTTCCAAAATATTACAGGATCTATTTCCATATTACCTCTTAAAACTGTCGTTAAGTGAATCCACTACACTGTCTATGTTGGGTTCAGATCCATGTGGATCATATTTGCAACGGTACTCTGTTGGACACTGACCTTCAACCACTAGCGTATATGTATCGTTTGCTCCCTTGTATAGACATACCTGCTGTCCATTCTTTGCTTGTACTCTTTT